AGGTTTCTGAGATTGACAGACTACATATTAAACGTTATAATTGGAATGAAGTAATTTCGAGAACATGGCAAAAGGATTTACTGTAAAGGCAAAAGCGCCCACAAAGAAAAAAGAAGAGTGGGACATTGCATCAATCAAAGAACGAATGAAAGGGAAGACGATTGTATTCTGTCTTCCTGGACGTGGATGTTCTTTTACGTTTCTGAAGAACTTTGTACAACTGTGCTTTGATATGGTACAGAATGGTATGAGTATTCAGATTAGTCAAGACTACAGTTCTATGGTTAACTTTGCACGTTGTAAGTGCTTAGGTGCCAATGTTCTGCGTGGTCCAAAGCAAGTCCCTTGGGATGGTAAGTTGGAATATGACTATCAGTTGTGGATCGACAGCGATATTGTCTTTTCCACAGAGAAGTTTTGGCAACTCTGTGATATGGCAATTAATGAAGAAGGTAAGGAGAAGGAAATCGTTAGTGGATGGTATGCCACTGAAGATGGACAGACCACCTCTGTTGCACACTGGTTGGAAGAAGATGACTTCCGTACTAATGGTGGAGTAATGAACCACGAAACAGTGGAATCTATTCAGAAGCGGCGTAAGCCTTTCACTGTAGATTACACAGGTTTTGGATGGGTGCTCATTAAGAAGGGTGTATTTGAGAATCTTGAGTATCCTTGGTTTGCTCCTAAGATGCAAGTCTTTGAGAGTGGTAATGTTCAGGACATGTGTGGTGAGGATGTTTCATTCTGTCTTGATGCAAAGGAAGAAGGATTTGAGATCTGGTGCGATCCTCGTATCAGAGTTGGGCACGAAAAAACTCGTATTATCTGAGGTACTGAACTATGATGATGAAAGGCGGCACTTATGTTAAGGGCAAACCGAAGAAAACTCGGCAAGGAAACTCGCAGTATACTTTGAGATCCGCGACTTCTCGTAACAAAGCAAAGAAGAAGTATAGGGGACAAGGTAAGTAAAATATATAAGAGTAGTTGTAAACTTTTGTATGTCTTGCTTGATTGCGAACCTTCCCTCCTATGAGGTATGGGTAAGAAAAGAATATCTCACTGATCATCAATCTGGTCACGGTGAATTTGTAAAAGGCGTTTGGGTATCGGTTAAGTCGATACCTGGGCGTGCTTTTTATTTTGAAACATACTTACCAGAGTATGCGGCAATGTATGATAAGTTGCCTATCAGCGCGTTTGTCTCGTCTCCTGAACTACCAACACCTGATATGGAGTTACATAACCTCCAATTCTGGAATTGTATGGACTATGGTGTCACTGTAGTACAGAAACAATTCATTGGTAGTATGCACTATGAGTGTCATACAAGAGATTATGGAGCACAAACAGGTACATATATCTGTACGATCGATAATTATCACCAAGATCCTGATGCAATTGACTACTCAACATCAGAAAATCCATCAGAACATAAGTCTCATAACTTAATTGAGCTAGATAATGGGCAGTTTGCACTGTATCCTAACAATAGAACACGTATTTTCGACAATTCATTGACTCCTGAAGACCCCAAGATTCCAGATTTTAAGGTTTCGACTGTATATTATCAAGTTGAGAATGGTCATGACCGTGATGGACTCGGAAATGACGAAAATTATTTCTGGAAAACTGCAAAAGAGCGTAAAGGTGACAAAGTAGAGTATAAAAACGTCGATACTTTAGACTTAAATCCATAAAAAATCCAAAAATTACCAAATTTTAGACAAATGAACGATTTTCTAGACAATCTTGCCAATGATCAGCACCAAAAAATGCTTCGTGAGATCGCAAATGATGATTTGACACCAAAAAAACGTGATAAAAAGGAGGAAACTGAGATTTTTGAAAATCAGACTGATCCTGAACCTCTTTACGAGTGAAAAATAATTAAAATCCTTGATAAATAATACATAATTGCCGTATTGTTGTGCCTTTAGAAAGGGTAAGTCAAGGATTTAAGGATATTAGTATGACTTTTCAGAGTAATCCTCTGACGAGTGACTTGATTGCCTTAAAAAATGAGAATGCAATCGCTAGATCAGTCAAAAACATTGTATTTACGAATCCTGGAGAGAAATTTTTTAATCCAAGATTTGGATCTCGTATTACAGGATCTCTTTTCGAGAATGCAGATGATTTGACTGCGATTGAAATTCAAACTCAAATTCAGGAATCTATTAATAGGTATGAACCAAGAGTTAAACTCAGGTCTGTTGACGCAAATGCTGATATAGATGGCAATGCATTCGATGTTGTTATTACATATGACATTATAGGAGCTGACCTTCCACCACAACAATTAGAATTCGTATTGCAACCAACCAGGTAAAATGCCATTAGTAAATTTTACAAATCTAGACTTTGAGGACGTTAAAACAACACTCAAAGATTATTTAAAGTCAAATTCCAATTTTACGGACTATGACTTTGAAGGTTCTAACCTATCATCTATTTTAGATGTACTAGCATATAATACGTACATTACTTCGTATAATGCCAACATGGTGGCAAACGAAGTTTTTATTGATACGGCAACTTTAAGAGAGAATGTAATAGCTCTTGCGAGAAATATTGGATATACCCCTAGATCAAGAAAAGCAGCAACTTCATCAATATCGTTCTTTGTTGATACAACTAACATAACACCTAGACCAGCGTCTCTAACCCTCCGTAGAGGGACTGTAGCAACGTCTTCAGCGTCGTTTGGAGGTACAGGTGGTGCGTTCTGTATTTTGGATGATATAACGGTTCCTGTAATCAATAACATTGCATCCTTTAATAACATCACAATTTTTGAAGGAACTGTACTGCAAAAGAATTTCACATATAGTGACAGAAATCCCCAACAAAAATTTATCCTACCAAATATTGGGGTTGATACAGATTTAATTAGAGTATCTGTTAAAAATAACTCTTCATCCACTGCATCAGTAAAGTATTCTTTGCAGGATAATTTATTCAATATTGATTCTGAGTCAAAAGTCTACTTCTTACAAGAAGTAGCAGATGAAAGATATGAAATATTCTTTGGTGATGGAGTCTTTGGTCAAAAATTAGAAGACTCAAATTATATTACTGTTGACTATCTTACAAGTCACGGAGATTCTGGCAACGGATTCTCTCAATTTGCATTTAATGGAAGAATTACATATGTAAGAGATGGATCTGAATATGTTGTTTCAGAGGGTATCTCATTAGTAACGCCTGACTATAGTTCTAGAGGAGGAAGTTCTATTGAGGCAGTTGAGTCAGTCAGAAAATATGCACCAAAAGTTTATGCAACTCAAAATCGTGCAGTAACTGCAGACGATTATGAAACTTTAGTTCCATCAAAGATATATCCTGATACTGAGTCTATTTCAGTATTTGGAGGAGAAGATTTAATTCCTCCTCAGTACGGTAAAGTTTTTATTAGTATTAAACCAAAATTTGGTGATTTCTTACCTAATCTGATTAAAGATAATATTAAACTAAAACTTAAAAAATATGCTGTTGCTGGTATTGTACCAGAAATCTTGGATCTGAAATATCTGTTTATTGAGATTAGCTCTAGAGTTTACTATAATACGAATCTTGCACCGTCAGCAGCAGATGTTTCTACAACAGTATCCAATAATGCAGCAAAGTATTCGGACTCTACTGAGTTAAATAAGTATGGTGCTAGATTTAAGTATAGTAAATTCTTAAAAATACTTGATGATAGTCATGAGTCTGTTACATCTAACATTACTGTTGTTAAGATAAGAAGAGATTTGAGAATCGTACCAAATACAATTGCAGAGTATCAAATTGGATTTGGCAATCAATTCTATATTAAAAGAACGGATGGATATAACATAAAATCAAGTGCTTTTAGAGTTGCTGGAATTAATGAAAATGTTTATCTAGGTGATATTCCAAACACAGATCGTTCTACAGGATCATTATTTTTCTTTACTCTTCCTAATGTTGGTTCGCAGAATCCATCAATTGTAAGAACAAATGTAGGTAAAATTGATTATGTGAATGGTATTATTACCCTTAATGCAATTAATATTATTGCAGGTATGGAAAAAGATGGGCAACAAACCATCGAAATTGAAGCAACTCCATTATCAAATGATGTTGTCGGATTACAGGACCTTTATTTGCAACTAGATACTAGTAACAGTACGTTTGAAATGGTATCGGACGAAATCGCATCTGGACTTGATCCATCAGCATCGAGTTATATTGTATCTTCCTCTTATGCGGACGGTAATTTAGTTCGTGTTGGTGGACCTGAAAATGTAGCAATTACTCAAACTACCACAGATAGTAGTATAACAAATACTTCCTTTACAGGAACAACAACTACTTCAGGGTCAACTGGAGCATCCTCTGGTTCCACTGGAGGTGGATCAACACCTTCAGGTTCAGGCAGCGGTTACTAATTCAGAGATATAGAAAAAAATGGCAGAAACAAGAATCAAGTTTAGCAGCATCGTTAAGAACCAGCTCCCTACCTATGTGGAGAATGAGTTCCCACTTATCTCTGAATTTTTAAAGCAATATTATATTGGACAGGAATATAAAAGTGGTCCTATTGATCTGATTCAAAATATTGATCAGTATGTAAAAATTGATGAACAAACTTCAATAAATCATGAAATTGTTCTGATTGGAGACATTGACGAATTTGCTACAACAATCAATGTTGATGTTGGAGAATCTCCAAGAGGAACAGAATTTTTCCCAAATTCATATGGTCTATTAAAAATAGGCGATGAGGTAATTTCATATACAGGTAAAACAGAAACTTCTTTTACTGGATGTATTAGAGGTTTTAGTGGCATAACGTCATATAAATCTGATTCAAATCCAGGAGAACTTGTCTTTAGTTCCACTTCTGCTGCAGAACATAAGTCTGGGGCAAAGATAGAGAACTTAACTTGCCTTTTCTTAAAAGAGTTTTTAAATAAAACAAAAGTACAATTACTTCCAGGATTGTCTGACAGACCCTTAGCGTCCGATTTAAATCAAAATATTTTTATAAAGCAATCTAAAGACTTCTATACTAGTAAAGGAACTGACGAATCTTATAAAATTTTATTTAAAGCTCTCTATGGTGTAAATGTAGATATTGTTAAACCAAGAGATAATCTTTTTACTCCATCAAATGCAAGTAACTTAGTTACTTCTAATTTCTTAGTGGAATCAATCGAGGGCGATCCTTCAGATGTAGAAAGTAGAACTATATTTCAGGGAGACAATGATGAAACATATACTTCAATATATGACGTAAAAAAAGTATCTGCTGGTGCAGGAAAAACTTATTATAGTCTTTCATTCGATGATGGATATAATAGAGATGTTAGATCTCTTGGTTCTACAGTTGGTGCATTTAAAATCGCACCTAAAACGCATGTAATTGGAAACGTTTCTGCCGGATCAACGTATATTGATGTTGACTCAACGGTAGGATTTGAAAATTCTGGTGAAATTTATGTGAAATATCCAACAGGAGTATCTAATCAGGTTGGTATTGTATCTTATACGTCTAAAACCATAAATCAATTCTTAGGTTGCAGCAATATCACAGAGGATATTTTAGATGGAGATACTGTAACTGTTGATAATTTTGCTACAGTAAAGCCAGACCAGACACCAAGCAACAATGAAATCAGTGTTAGAATGTCGCCAGTTTTATCTGGATTCTCAAAACAAGATGGAATTTTTGATTATAAATCTGGAGATGCGTTTAAAATAAAAACGCTTGGTATTGAAGATGAAACATTTAAATTTAAAAACTGGTTGTATAACAATCCAGTAAAATATTTTATCAATAGAATTGAGTTAATTAGTAATGTTTCGCCAAAAACTTATAGATTAACTCTAACCAAAGAAAATTACTTATCTCTTGGAGATACTATAAAGATTGAGTCTTTAAATGGATTACAATCTTTTGATGCAGATGTTCTTGATATTATATCTGATAAAGTTGTAACGATTAAGACCACTGGAACACTTAATGTCGGATTACAAGCTAGAAGACGCCTTCGTGGAGCAGCAACTTATACTTTAACGAAACAATTAAGGAAAGCAAAATCATCATCTTTCCCCAATGTAAATATATTTCACTCAAACGTTCAGAATGTATATAAAAAACAATATGGGGATTCTCTTTTAGTTGCATCAAATTCTTTACCATCATATCAAGATCGTCCTCTTGTAGCAACAAAAATTTCTAAAACATTTAGTGGATCTTTTCTTGGAGAAACTTTAAATATTGCTAATCATGGTTACTATAGTGGTGATGCAGTATATTATACTCCAGAAAAAGTAGTAACATCTATTGTTATATCAGAGGGGCAAACAGAAGAACAATCTAGTATTGCATCTTCATTGTTTGGAGGAGAAACTGGTGGTGAAGGAGTATATTATGTACTAAGAGTTGATCATGACAATATTAAATTAGCAAAATCTCCAGCTAATTTATATTCTTCTCAATTTGTTGTTGTAGAAACAAGTACAACTGTCACAAATAACATTTTAGAGAAATTAGATTCGGCATCAAAAACTTTACAACCACAAAAACTTTATAGAGAAATTTCCACTCCAGTTGATACCGATATTCAAACAGAAACAAAACCAGGTTCTACTGGTATATTGGTTAATGGTGTTGAGATTTTAAACTATAAGTCTAAAGATTTTATTCATGCTGGTAGAATTGAAGATATTCAAGTTACTTCTCCTGGTAACGATTTTGATGTAATTAACCCCCCAACTCTCAAAATTACTGATCCTGTTGGTACTGGTGCAACAGGTTTTATTGCAGTTAGTGGTAGTTTAAGAGAAATACAAATTCTTGATAGAGGATTTGATTATACTGAAATTCCTACCGTTTCAGTAAATGGCGGTAATGGAGTAAATGCTAAAGCTTTAGTAAATACTAAGTTGATTTCTCACTCTATGGAATTCTTTTCAGATCCTCAGTCTGAAAGAGTTGGACTTGGAGTTACTCTGTCTACTATTGGATTTTCAACTTTCCATAAATTTAGAAATGGTGAACAATTAGTATATAAACCAAATTCACAAAAAATTGTTGGTGGATTATCTACTGATGCAACATATTTTGCAGAAGTTATTGATGCAACTACTATTAAACTTCATGATACCTTAGGAGAAGCAATTTCTGGTATCAATACGGTTACTTTGTCTTTTCATGGCATAGGAAAGCATACTTTAGAATGTACCTCAAAAAAATCTGTCATTGATTCTATTAATATTATTGACAATGGATCTGGATATGAAAATAAAAAGAGATCTGTTACTGTATCTGGAATTAATACCTCAACTAATATTATCTCAATTCCAAATCATGACTATAATTCTGGTGAGATTGTAAAATACTCAGCAGGGTCTGGGGTTATTGGTGGATTGACCGATGCGACCGAATATTATGTTACAACAGTCAATGATAATGAGTTTAAATTATCAGAATGTGGTCCAACGGATGATAAGTCTTTCTTCTATAGAACAAAGCAATACATTGATGTAACTAGTGCTGGAAGTGGAACTCATCACTTTAATTATCCTCCGATTACAGTAGAAGTTAAAGGATCTGTTGGAATTGCAACCGTTACTGGAATAGAAAAAAGTGCTTACGAAGCTTCAGTTCAACCTATCTTTAGAGGTGAGGTAACTTCTGTCCATTTGTCTGACAATGGATCTGGATATGGTACAAATGAAGTCTTGAATTTTAATAAACCACCTAATGTTTCTGTAACTTCTGGATCAAACGCACAAGTCAAACCAATTGTTTCTGCTGATGGTAGAATAGTTGAAGTAATTATAGAAAATATTGGATCAAACTATACATCAATACCAGATTTAGTCATACTCTCCTCTTCAGGTATTGGTTGTGTTTTAACGCCGATTATTGAAAACGGAAGACTTAAAGAAGTAAGAGTCATAGAACAAGGAAATGGTTACATTGATGGAGATGTTGACATTGAAGTAGTTGCCACAGAAAATTCTGCAGAGTTTCTTCCTAGATTGCAAACTTGGAGAGTTAACCTGTTTGAAAAAGCATATGACAATAATATTATTCGAGATGATGATATTATTGTCCAAAGATCACTAAATGATGATTTTGGTTTACAGTGCTATGCACTTTATGCGCCTAGAGCATTGAGACAAATGATTTACTCCATAAACGAAAGTGGAGCAACTCTTTATGGAAAACCAGACTTAAAACTTGTAAATTCAAAAGAAACAACATTTACGGATCACTCTCCTATTATTGGGTGGGCTTATGACGGCAATCCAATTTATGGACCATATGGATACTCAAATATTGATGGCGGAGTAGTTACTCTCATGAAGAGTAGTTACAAATTAAACTCTTCCAGAGTAGGTGGTCCTCCAACATCAGTATTCCCATTAGGATTCTTCGTAGAAGACTATACTTACTTTGAGTCAAGTGAAGATGATTACCTTGACAGAAATAATGGAAGATTTTGCATAACTCCCGATTATCCAAATGGAACTTATGCATACTTTGTCACAATTAATAGTGATACCGTAGAATCATCAGGAGTTTTTGCAAACTATAGAATTCCAACGTTCCCATATGTTTTAGGTGACAAGTATTATTCAAAACCAATTGATTTTAACTTTTTACCCTCATCTAATCAAGATCAATATGATGTAGAAAGTAATAATTGGTGTAGAAACACTGTATCGTATAATTTAAGAGAACTGAATGTAGAATATCCATACATTTACTTACCCAATAAACTATCACAAACTGGTAAGATTACATCCACCAATAGAGGTGCGATTCAAAGAATCGATGTGAAGACTGGAGGTGATAATTATAGAGTTGGTGATATATTAAACTTCTCAGATCAAGATGCAACTGGATTTGGAGCCGCTGGTAGAGTTTCTAGATTAGAAGGTAGAGGAGTCACTAGTCTCAATACATCAACTATAAAAATATCAAACGTAAGTTTTAACCCATCTTCTAAAAAAGGAACTTACATTGTAGAATCTACAGATCCAAATAATCTTTCGGATCTTGATATTGTCAATATTAGTGGAGTTTCTACAACTTCATCTAAAATTGAAGGATCATATACTGTCGGCGTTTCGAGCGAAGTATTTAAAATTGTTGGATTAGGAACTACTGGAGTTGCTGTTGGAAATACAAATGTTACTGGATTAGTAACTTTCTTCAATGTAGACTCTAGTTTGATAAGATCAAATCTTGTACCAAACGATATTCTTGGTATAGGGACTGAAAAAGTAAAAGTTTTAAACTTAGATAAAAATAACTCTAGAATTAGAGTGTTGAGAGCAGTAAATGGAACTGTTGGATCTGCTCATACAGTAGGGTCTATTATAACCGAAGATACTAGAAGATTTTCGATTAATTCTGGATTTAAAACAACCTTTAACTTTAAACGAAATAAAGAAGTATATTTTGAACCAGTAGAATCTGTTGGTTTGGGAACGATTCCCGTTGGAATTGGATCAGTATTGCAGTTTAGTTCTTTCGGACTCAATACTGTTGGTATAGGAACAACTTTTGGTTCTAGTACTCTTGCAGTTCCAATCAAATCAATTTACTTAAAGGGACATAATTTACAAACAGGTGATATTGTCACCTACTCTCCAAATGGCGGAGGAGGAATTGTTTATAATGAATTCCATGATATTGGTGTTGCCAAAACCTTAACAGATGGACAGCAAGTTTTTGTTGCAAGAATCTCTGACGATTTAATTGGTATTGCGACTCAAAGAGTTGGTCTTGGATCTACTGGTGGATTTGATGGAGTAGGAAATTCTTCTAAGACTCTATTCTTTACTGGAGTTGGTACTGGAAATAATCATAGTTTCACAACAAATTATGATACTATTTCTGGAGATGCTACGAAGAGAACTGTAACGGTGACTACTGGGGTTAATCATGGAATTTTCGGAGAACATTTTATTAATATTGATGTTAATCCATCGTTTGCAACAACTTATAAAGTAAAATATAATGATCTTCACAGAAGAGTGTTGGTTGGTATTGAAACTTTTAGTGCTGTTGGTGTTAATAGTTCGACCAATACTATTAGTATAGTTGGTCATGGATATGAAAGCGGTGATAAAGTAATTCACACTTCAACTTCTCCGTGTGAAGGATTAGAAAATGACAAAATTTATTATGTCGTAAAAGTTGATAACGATACTATTAAATTATCCAATACTTATTACGATTCAACTCAACTAAAACCAAGTGTTGTAGGAATTTCTAGCACATCTTTTGGTGAGTTTGGATTGGTAAATCCAAAGATTGATGCGTATAGAAGTTCTATACTCAACTTTGATCTGTCAGACGCTACTCTTGCATATACATCTCAATCTACTCAATATTCTGCATTTAAACTTAACTTTTATCTTGATTCTAATTGCACTAAAATTTGGGAAACTGATGGATCATCCAATAACTTCTCTGTTTCTAGATCTGGTAGTGTAGGAATAACCACAGATGCTAAAGTAGCAGTTTCTATTGGAAAAACTACTCCAGAAAGACTCTACTATAAGTTCGATCCAATTTCTGACGGAACATTACCTAAAGAAAAATCTGAAATTATATCAGACATCGATGTTTCTCAAAATAACTCCATTTTCTGCCAAAACAGTGTTTACAATGGAAATAGGAGAGTTTCTATTGCAGGATCTAATTTCTTCACCTTTGAGTTAGCGGAAGTTCCAGAAGCAGACTCTTATGTGTCAACCTCATCTAGTATTACATATACTACAGATTGTACACATACAACTGGACCAATATCTAAGGTAGATGTAACTAGTTCTGGAAAAAATTATACTACGTTGCCATCTGTTACCTCTATTAGCACCGTTGATGGAGTAAATGCCGATTTAGTTGCTGTTAGTAATGACATTGGAACAATTGAACAAGTAAAACTTGAAGATATTGGATATGATTTCCCATCAGACGGCACTTTAAAACCAAGTGCGTCTTTACCCCAAATAATTAAAGTTGATTCTTTTGCAAAAATTGATTTTATTGATATTACATCTGGAGGAAGAGGATATTCATCCGCACCTGACTTACTGTTCTTTGATGGAAAAACAGGAGATCAGATAACTGATATTTCTGCCAAATATTCTCTCGGTGATTCCAATGTAACTATTCTCAGCAATACAAGAGGAATCAATAACTCTACGCCATCAATTCTACCGATAAGAAATTCCAACGGAGTTGGTATCAGTACAGTTGGATTTAACACAGTAACCAAAGATGTCACTGTTGATCTTTCAGTTGGATTTAGTGTTAATGAAAATTTCCCATTCGTGGTTGGTGACAAAGTAATGATCGAAAATGTCAGTATTGCTGGCACCGATAAAGGATACAACTCAAAAGATTATGGTTATAAACTCTTTACACTTACTGAAGTAACTCCAAATATTGGTGGACTTGGTAGTGTCAAGTATAATCTTGCAGATGAATTGACAAATGGAGAAGTTCCAGGAACGATTGATTTGATCAATTCCTCTGCCATGATCGTTGCAGAAAAGAACTTCCCAGTATTTGATATTACGTTAACTACTGGAGATTATCTCGTTGGAGAAACTGTTACTACAAATGGTAAAGAGGGTGTTGTACAAAGTTGGGATAGAACAACTAAAACCGTTAGAGTTCTTTCTAGTGATTCATTTGAAGTTGGTGAAGTTATAAAAGGTCTTACATCAGAACTAGCAGGAATATCTTCCTCAGTAACTTCATACGAATCTTATTTTGAGACTGATGTTTCTTCTCTCATATTCAGTGGAAATCAAACTGATTCTGGATTCTTTAATGATAATTTACAAAGACTTCAAGATAGTTTCTATTATCAAAACTTCTCCTATTCTCTGAAGAGCACTATTCCATTTGATACCTGGAAAGATACTGTCTCTTCTACAAATCATACTCTTGGATTTAAAAAGTTTGGAGATCTTCAAGTAGAATCTGCTGGAGAAAGAGCTTCTGTAGGATTATCCACAGAACTAACAGATGTTACCATTGTAAGTAGTTTGGATGGATTTGTAGATACTAATTGTGTATTTGACTTTGATATTGCTACAGAAAACAATCTAGATTTTAACGATGGAAATAATATCCTTTCGGATGAAATCATTTTTAATAACAAAATTCTAACAGACTTTACAGAGTCAGCTGGTAATAGAGTATTGTCTATTGATGATGTAAGTCCTCAATTTAATAGTAATCCAAGAGCAACCGCATTTACTGTTCTAAACACCTTTAATCTTAGTGATTTTAGATTTAGAAAGTATTTCACGTATCTGAGAGATAAGAGATTCCTTCAAGAAAGGCAGGCAATGATTGTTGATTTGATTCATGATGGTTCATTTGGATACATCAATCAATATGCAAGAGTTGAATCAGTATATGATCAAGGATCATTTGATTTTGGAATTAGTGGAACTGATGGAGAATTGCTGTTCTATCCAACCAAGTCTTCTGTTAATGATTATGATATTACAGCACTTTCATATAACCTCAATGATAACTTCCTCAGTACAGGATCAACCTCAATTGGTGGAGTTCTGATAGATTCTGATAGCACTGTTATCAATTCTGGATCATCTTCTACAATTGTTAGTATTGGTAGTACATATCACTCTCTCAAAGTTCTTGTTCAAATTGCTCCTGACGTAGAAAATGTTTCTTATGGCGCAACATCTACATTTAATGTCAATGAATTTGAGGCTCAAGAACTGAACATCGTACACGATGGATCAGATGTTTCTATTTTAGAATATGGTAAGTTGACCACATCTCTAGGAGGAATGTCTGACGTAGGATTTGGAACTTATACTGCACGTCTGGATGGTTCAAATATCAAAGTGGATTTCAATCCATCTGGAATAGGAACAAAGGCAGTAGTTAATACTGTTGTTGTTGGATTGTCTTCTATTACTTCTGGCATATCAACACTTGATATGAAACATGCTAGATTGCAGTCTACAATGACTAATATTTCATCGTCTGGTTCACCAACGCAGAGTGTTGTTGCAGAATATCCAAGTCATATCTCTACACAGGAAGACAGATATGATGCTGGATACTTTATGATCCAAGTTCATGATACTACAAATGATCGATATGAATTCTTAGAATATTTTGTCGTTGACGATCATATTGAAGGAGAGACTACTTCAGAAACATTTGAAACTGAATTTGCAAATATTCAGACACATTCTGGTCTTGGAACTTTTGGGTCTAGAGTGATTGCGGATGCTGTTGGACTTGCTGCTACGACTCAAGTTCTATTCACTCCAATCGCTGGAATAGATGCAACCGTTCATGTTTACACTAATGCTCTTAGAATTGAGGATGATTCAAAAGATGTCATTAATCTCACGAATGGAACAATTGAGACTGGTTATGGTGAGTACACAGGAACTGATAGAGATATTAAGAGAGCATTTAATCTCACCCATAAAAACGATAATATATTTGAGAGATCAGTTTCTCAAAGCGGTATCAATACCACTACAAATACCATCACTGTTCCAAATCATTTCTATGTAACTGGCGAACAAATTGAATATAGTTGTCCTGGTATTGGAAACACGCAATCGATTGGTATTGCTCAAACCACATTCCCAGTTACTGGAGTTACAACAGAACTACTGCCACCAACAGGTCTATTTGCAGTTAAAATTAACGATAATACGATTAAACTTGCGAGAAGTGCAGAAGATGCTCTGAAATCAGTTCCTCAGGTTATTAACTTAACTTCTACAGGTGTGGGTGCTGCTCATACGTTTATTGCAACAAATCAAAATGCAAAAGTATTGGTTGCCATTGACAATCTCATCCAATCACCTATCGTTTCTACGGCAATTACAACAACACTTGCTGATGAAGTTGTTACTACTGATAATTCTATTAAATTTACAGGAATAACTTCATTCTTTGGAGGTGATCTGTTTAAGGTTGGTGATGAAATTATGAAGATTGAGGGTGTTGGTATTGGAACCACCAACGGAATTGTGGTTCGTAGAGGATGGATGGGAACCAACATTCAGTCTGGTATTGCAACTGGACAACTGGTGACAAAAGTTGTTGGAAACTACAATATTGTTAGAAATACTCTGAACTTTGTTGAGGCACCATATGGAAACACTCCAGTAGGATCTCCGACCAATCCTCCAGATGAGAGAGATTATGTTGGAATAACTACAAGTTCATCTTTCCAAGGAAGATCTTTCTTGAGATCTGCTGCTCCAAATACAGCAAATGAGACTTATCATAAGAATTACGTATTTGATGATATTTCTAATCAATTTGATGGAATCGAAAATGAGTTTATATTAAAGTCTAATGGATCTAATGTAGATGGAATTAGTAATGAAGGTGCAATCGTATTAGTAAATGATATATTACAAACTCCAGGTGAGTTAAACAATTATACGCTTAACGAATCTTCTGGTATAACAACAATTTCATTCGTTGGAACTTCTAGAGATTTGACCAATGATGTTGGTTTGAGTACCTTCCCAAGAGGCGGTATGATCGTTTCTGTTGGATCTAGTGCTGGACTTGGATTCCAACCTTTAGTTGCTGCAGGAGGAACCGCAGTTGTATCTTCTGCAGGTACTATTACTTCAGTGGCAATTGGTAATAGTGGTTCTGGTTATAGATCTGGAGTACAAACTACTGTCAACGTTAGTGTTGGAACTTCCAGTCTTACTAGTTCTAATTTAGTTAGAGTTGGAGTTGCGTCAATCAGTAATGGCAATATTGTTAGTGTTGCTATCACAAATCCAGGAGCTGGATATACAACCACAAATCCACCATTTGTAGTCTTTGATAATCCACTTTCATATAGCAACCTGGCATTAGAATATGTTTCTGGAACAACTGGATTTGGAACAGCAGGTAGAATTGATATTGTTGTTGGTCAAGGATCTAGTGTTATTGATTTTGAGATTAACAATACTGGGTATGGTTATGGTAATAATGAAAGATTGACAGTTTCTGTCGGAGGAACGACAGGAATTCCAACCACATCTAGTTTCTCCCCATCAGAGCAATTTGAAATCCAAATCGAAAAAGTCATCAATGATGAATTTACTGGTTGGTCTGTAGGTGTCATTGAGACATTTGATGATGTTAGTAATTATATCGATGGAACCAGAGTTGATTTCCCATTATTAAAATCGGGCGTTCCAATATCGATCAATAAATCCAAAGGATCTAAAATAGAACTTGATCAACTACTAATTGTTCTTGTTAATGGAATTCTCCAAGTTCCTGGAATTGCTTATGAATTTAATGGCGGATCTCAAATAACATTTACAGAACCATTAAAAGTTGATGATATTCTTACGATCAACTTCTATAAAGGAAGTGGAGATGAATTGGATGTCATTGAGAGAGAAGTAATTGAGACAATTAAATATGGAGACGAAGTAACTCTCAATTACAATCCAGATATTGGACAAAAACCATATCATCAAGAGAATGCACGAACTATTAGCACGGTCACTAATGTTGATAGAGTCAGTACTCTCCCATATTTTGGTC